TTCGATGCCCTAATCGAACCTTGTCCTTTAACCTCTGACGTCGGAGAAAAATTCTTAAAATGAATTACACTATCCGGATCCAGAGGATAACTCTTTACATTCGGAGTATAAACATATCCCTTAACTAACCTTTTCTCATCTCCAATAACTTCGACACGATCTGATCTCAATAGATAAAACGCCGAAATCTTACTTCCGTTTCTAACTACTTCCCAATATGAATCTCCTAATAATTCTAAGTATGTAAAAGTACCTTCGATTAAATCATATCCCGAATAATATGGATTAGGATATTGTATCAAATTCAGTAACCAATGATCCGGTACTTCTACTCTCTGCTTCTCCTCATCTAACTTAAACATCTTTGGAGACAACATTGCAGCAGCGTTTGCAACAGACCAGACCGAAGAATAGACCCAAGGATGTTCCTCGTATGCCACAATCGGATCCTTATAGAACCTTCTTCCGGCACCTAAAAGAGCTTGATAAAGTTCATCCTCATGATGCCTTCCAGTAACACTCTTTATATATCCAATCTTATTTAAAAACTTTTCAAAAATTCCTTTGTTATTTTCCAAATTTAATCCTCCTCCGTTGTAATATATCTAAAATATCTCGGTTCAAAACCTTCAGGAAAATAAGTCATCGATAATGAATCTCCATAGTCTGTAGAACGACCAATTCTTTTGTCGATGTCTTTTTTTGGTTCCATTATAATATTTCCACTACTTTTTAAAGTAAAATGTATCTCTGTCAAGTCTTGTGTTAATTCATCAATTGGTGGTAATGCAAGATCCCCTCCCAGTGAAGGATCCAGTTCATCTCGAATACACCAATAAATATATGCTCTCATATTCTCGAATGTTCTTTCACCTGTTGCATCTTTTAATCCCTTTGCTGAGAACCCTGCCTTGACTCCAAAACAATTCAACTTCTGTTCTTTACATCTTGAGTAGACCCCTGCACCTTCTCCAAGTGCATCAATAAATGCAATATATTCCTTTTCTGTTAATTCATTCTTTACCTTTCCTACTGTTACCATATGATCTTGTTTCACAAACTCTGTAAATTTTTCAACAATTGACTCTCTTCGAAAAGTAAATACCGTATTGTTCCTTCCCATACCTGCAACATCAACACCGAGTCTTAATGGTCCAGCCTTGGTCGATCGTTTCCTCCATTTGTACCATCGCTCATTTGCCATCTCAATCCAGATTAATGGAATTAAAGTGTCTTCTGTTTCTCTTGGAAAATGTCCGAATACCTTTACAAGAAATAAACTCGAAGGTCGATAATATTTCCCTTCCCATTTAAAGTCGAACATGTCCTTACGCATTTCTTCTTTCGAGATCTGCATCGTCCAACCTCGTTTATGAACCTTATTATCAACCCATTTCCAATCAACCTGTCCGGGGATTAAAACCTTTTTTGCTCTTACATTAACTGCACGAAACGAGTTTAAATGAATTGCTTCATATCCTGAACCTGGTTTCGAACTTTCATAGGCTTCTCCTAAGACTCTTGTTGGATTAAATGCAAGTACTTCTCGACTGTCACCAGTAAGAATTCCTTCAATTGCATTAAATACAAATTGTTCGACTCCAGCTGCCTCTGTTATAATAACCATCAAATGTGGAGAATGATATCCTGACCATTCAGTCTCACTTTTATCAGCCGAGTCCTTTGCACGAAATGCAACCAGATACCAATTCGAGTCACCTTCAAATTTAATACGATCATTTAGAACAATTCCACCAAGAGGTATTGTCGCATTATGATGAAGATTTTTAATCTCGGCCATTAGGATATCAATAACTTGTCGATATGTTGGTCCGGTTAGGATTACTTTCGAAGGACAGTTTAAATATAAAAAACATAATGCAGCAACACACGCAACATAATCCTTTCCTCTTCCATTACCGGAGCGAATCGAGACTTTTGAATTATGTTGTATTGAATGTAGAATTTTCTTTTGTTCTCGATCAAGACGAACAGCAAGAATTTCCCTTGCAAACTTATTCCAACCATCTGAATCTATTTGATACTCTTCAAGAAAGTCAGTACTTTCATCTAATTCGAACATTTACTTATTTTCTCCTTTAATTGAAAAAAGATATTCTGTAATCTTATGTTGTGAAAGTCTACCAGGAACTCTTTGGTAATATATCTCTTCGATATTAAACTCTTTTTGAAGACAATAATTCAAATCCTCAAATACGGGATAGTTACTCGATTGCGTTGCAAGTAAGACTTGGTCAAATTTTTTCACTGCCCCTCGTAAACAAGATAAAATTTCCGATTGAACATTTTTCTTATTCAAGGGAAAAAAATCAAATGGAGTAGGTTTCTGTGAAAGGATCTGATTTAGATATTTTGAAAACTTAACATATAATGCAGGAGAGCCATCGCTATTTGGCCAGGCGGGATCAATATAACAGACTCCACCAGGTCTTGTTTTTTGTAGAAATTTAATTGCCGTTCCCCAAACAGACTTACCTGGTGGTCCAGGAACAATCAAATTCCTCTTTCTCCACGCAAATCGAAAAATTGCTTTCTCGAGAATAGGAATAGTTAGTAATAGACTTGCAGTATCACCTGCAAACATTGCACCTCGATAAGTTGCTTGAGCTCTCAAGACAGTACCAAGTGCAGCTAAATATCTTGGACCTTCAGAGTGCATTTTTACAAAACCATCGATCCAGTTAATAACTTCTGATTTAAAGAAAGCCGAGATTTTTGGATCCATTGATCCGGCACCATATTGTGGGATTACATTTAGGTTTGGTTCTTTAAATTTCTTTGAATTCAGGAAGGTTCGAGAAATGCAGACACTATGATAGTCTACATCATTTGTCGTAACTGGAATTTGGAATCTTCTTCGGACCTCGTATGCGACAATATTCGAACCTGCATAAAGATCGACAAATCGATCTGGTGTCTTTTTCATTGCGACCAATACTAAATTATAGGCCAATGTTTTTGCACCATGAAAGCCAAACGAAAATTTCTTCTTTTTTCCAGATGTAATTTCAATCATTATTTTCATCTCTCTTTTTTAAATTAAGTTAGTAGGTAGAAAAATTTATTTAACGATTAATGGTATCGCACGTCTTTCCTTCGTCGTTTAAAATAAATACCATTTCATCAGTATAGAACATATCTTGATTTCCACTTTCAAACATAATTCGTATCTCGGCTATCATTTTCGGACGATTACCTTCCGGCTTTTCCTTACGTAGACATATAAACACAATTCCTGCCTTTTCAGTTCTTTCTCTCAAAACTTCTGTCACTTCTACATATTCCCAATCTACTCTTCTAACTTTGTCGATTACCCTCCAGGCGGCTGCTTTTCCGTGAGTCATCATTCTAAATTTCAATATCATGTCTATCTCCTCCTGCCTTTCTATCTACCTACTAACTTATTTTATTCTCTTTTCAAATTCATCAAATGTAATTTCCATTTCGTATCTACATTTATCGTTATCACAATAATAAAGCATGTAGTATGGAAGATTTCCGGCACCTACTAATACGTCATCAAAAAGCATTTCGCTCTTACAAAATGGACACGTAAGTTTTACGTCGCTATAATCATACTTAGGTTCCAATGACATTATTATTTATCTCCTTCATATTTCTCTCCTTTTCTGGGAGAATTTATGAATTATTTGTGCTCGAAGATCGTTTATAATATATTATTCATATATAGCTTCTGATAATTTGCGTTCTATCTTTATACCTCGAACACATAATGTTTTTCTCTGTATTTTTAATTCCTTGATAAATCTAATTAAAGTTCCTTCAACTGTTTTGCCACAAACCATAAGCGGACAACTTACGTTTTCGGTAAATAACTGTTCACAAGTAGCGTAATAATAATCTCCCGATTTTTTAATCGTAATTTCAAAATTATCCAATCCATCAATCTTCCAATCGTCTTCATGGTCAGTAACTTCCCAGCCAAAATATATCCCATCTTTAAATCCCTTCGTCGATTGTTTTATAGTATAAGAACCTTTTAATTTACCAGATTTCATTAACCTGGCTATTTTAGTATTTAAATCACTGTTTATTTCTCTTAATCTGTCGTCCTTAATAAAAATTACTTTCATCATTATCTCCTCTGAATAATTCCTTCAAAAATCTTTTTATTAATTTCCATTTTATCTCCTCCACTATTTTATTATCCACAACAAACAAGCAAACACTACGAATACAAGAGCACATACATATGTTATCAGCTCAGCTTTCATGTCGTACCTTGTGGATTCTAAATACGTAGCTAAAGCAATAAAAAAGCTAAAAGCGAAACAAAAAGACACTATAACTCTCACAACATAATTAAGAATTGTCATTTTATGTTCCCCTTGTTTTAGGCAGTCCTTATCTTTCTAATTAATTCCTCACAAAAACATCTAAAGTCACAATAATTTACAGTTCCTTCAGCATAGTCGTATTTTAAAGTTACTTTAATCGAACCATCTTCTTGCAATTCGGCATTTTTTAATTCAGTTATAATAAGTTTCAAATTTTCTTTTTCCATCTTATGATTCCTCCTTATTCTCATCTCTTCGTCTTTGTATTCTTTTATCTTCCCACTCCCAATAAATATAACTTACTATTTGGGGTAAGTATCTCCAAAGATTTTTTATAGTCAATTTTTCATAATAAGTATTGGATCCATCTATCGCATCAACGATTACATAATGTTCTATAAAAAAGTTATTGTCTTCTTTTATTAATTTTTTTAAGTGCATTTTTACCTGCTATGTCAGTAATAGATATTTCCGTTTGATTTCTAAAAACTTGTTCTGTACTTCTTCATGTTCAGAGAAATGAACTGGTCCTCTAACTTCTTTATTACAGAAATCTTCATCTAACCATTTTCCGAATTCATCTACTATTTTTTTATAATCATAATTGACATTTTGTTTTCCTTTATTTACACTGTTATCCTTCATTTAATTCTGAACTTCCTCCTTTAATTGTCTTTAGTTGTCTTTGACGCTTTTTAGAATCTGGTGAAATTTATATAACCTCTCTAATCCAAGGCTCTAAACTTTTAAAATATGGTGTTCCTCTTAGACTCAATTTTGAATTTCTATTTTTTTTTCTTGAGTTGCTCTGCCCTTCGGTTGCTCTGCCAGAGGGTTGCTATGCCCTAAGACCCTTCATCTCCACTTAGTAGACAACTCCGACAGAGGACTGCTCTGCCCAGTACGATCCCTGAGACCCTTCCTATCCACTAATTGGCTACCCTGCTCCGAACCCTAAGACCCTTCCTATCAACTAATCGGTTGCTCTGGTCCGGGAGATCTGCAAAGTTTGCTCTGCCCAGTACATAC